CTGTTAAGCATTATTATTTAGAGATGTTAAAAGATTCTCGTAGCCCCACAAAAAAGACAGGTGAACAGTATGAGTAACTTAGTATTTGATATAGAAGCAGACGGCTTAGACCCCACGAAGATTCATTGCATCGTGGCTCAGGACGTAGACACAAAGGATGTGTTCACGTTTGACAACACACAACTAGACGAGGGCTATGCTATGCTGTCCTCTGCAACTAAACTAATAGGCCACAACTTGATAGGCTATGACATCCCTGCTATTAAAAAGGTTGCAGGGGTTGATCTGTTTGACAAGAAGATCGTTGATACACTCGTACTGTCACGCCTCTTCAAGCCAACACGCGAAGGCAACCACGGACTTGAAGGGTGGGGCTATCGTCTAGGCTTTAAGAAAGGAGACTTTGGAAAGCAAGACGATGCTTGGGACGAGTACACACCTGAGATGCTAGAGTATTGTAAGAATGATGTACTTCTTAATACTAAAGTATATGAAGCACTCAAGGTTGAGAGTCGCGGCTTCACACCTGAGTCAGTACAGATAGAACATGCAGTAGCTAAGATCATTGATCAGCAACGGTACAATGGTTTTGTTTTAGACCTTCAAAAGACAATGCTTTTAATGGCTATGTTTGAAACTAAGCTACATGATCTAGAGTCAGAGGTACAGGAAGAGTTCCGGCCTGTAGTCACTACTCAGATACTGACACCTAAGTTCATAGCAACAGGCGCAGTAGCCAAGACAGCCACTGATCAACACGGTAGTGGTGTGCGGCTATCTGACGAGGAGCATGAGAGACTATCGTTGGACATAGACTGTAAGCCTATTGCTCGTAAAACTGAAACGCCTTTTAACTTAGGTTCGCGCAAGCAGATTGGTGAGTACCTAATTCGTTTTGGTTGGAAGCCGCAGAAGCATACACCTACAGGTCAACCCATTGTGGACGAAGCAACACTAAATAAAGTTAGAGGTATTCCACAGGCTTTGTTGATTGCTAAGTACCTGATGGTACAGAAACGCTTGGCTCAAACTAAGAGTTGGATCAAGGAGCTTGATGAAACTACTGGAAGAGTACATGGTTACGTCAATCCTAATGGTGCAGTGACATCGCGCATGACTCATTCACATCCTAACATGGCTCAAATTCCTAGTAGTTCGTCACCGTATGGCGAAGATTGCCGATCTTGTTGGACAGTGCCAGAGAACTATCGTCTGGTTGGGATTGACGCTTCTGGGCTTGAGCTTAGAATGTTAGCACATTATTTAAATGACGAGGGCTATACAAATGAAATCCTTAATGGAGACATACACACCACTAATCAAAAGCTTGCAGGACTTGAGTCAAGAAATCAGGCAAAAACTTTCATCTATGCCCTCCTGTACGGAGCCGGAGATGCAAAGCTTGGGTCTGTGGCTAACAGAGGTAGAGCAAGTGGTAAAGGACTTAGACAACGGTTCTTTGATAACCTACCATCATTTAAAACTCTTACGGACAGAGTACAAAGAGAAGCTACAAGCGGATTCGTTAAAGGACTAGATGGTAGACGCTTGACTGTTCGCTCAGAACATGCCGCTTTGAATACCTTGTTGCAAGGAGCAGGAGCAATCGTGATGAAGAAAGCACTAATCATCTTAGACCAGAAGATAACTAATCATGGATACGATGCTAAGTTTGTAGCCAACGTACATGACGAATGGCAGATAGAGTGTCACCTTGATGATGCAGTAGAGGTAGGTAAGCTAGGTGTCCAAGCTATTAGAGAAGCAGGGTGCATGTTTAATCTTAACTGTCCACTGGACGGAGACTATAAAGTCGGGGAGAACTGGAGTGAAACACACTGATCAGCTTGTAATGTTTGAGGACGATCATTCAGATCTGGGTGCAGGTGAGAAGGAGTGTAGCAAGTGTAAGCTTCTTCTCCCCCTTGCGCGGTTCAGTTCTCATTCAGGCGCTAACTACCTTAGACCAGAATGTAAGCAGTGTAATAATGAACTAGGTAAAGTTCGCAACCTCTTAAAAGATAGACATGGTATGCCGCAGTCTGGATACTTCTGCCCTATCTGTCGCGGATCAGAAGAGGATGTTAAAGGTAAAGGCAACACTAAGAACGGCTCTTGGGTTCTAGACCACTGCCACGAGACAGAATCGTTTAGAGGATGGCTCTGCCACAAATGTAACAGGGCTTTAGGGGGCTTTGATGATAGCCCTGACATGCTTGATAGAGCTATAACTTATTTAAAAGGAAGCAACTAATGAACCTTAATACTTTAGTACCTGACATCTATAAGCACCTTGAGAAACTATCAGAGGGTGAGCCTTTACCCCTGACTGATGCCGACATAGACAGAGCCGTACAAGGTATGACAGAGGCTCTACGTTCTTGGGCAACTCCTCGCAAACGAGATACTAACTTCACTGTACGCATGTCTAACGTAGGCAAGCCCTCACGCCAGTTGTGGTATGAGAAGCGTGACCCTCAAGGGCGTGGCGGTATTGATGGGCCAACACAGATTAAGTTTCTATACGGCCACTTGCTTGAAGAGATTGTGTTGATGCTAGTACGCATGGCAGGTCACGAAGTAACAGACGAGCAGAAAGAAGTTACAGTTGACGGCATCGTAGGCCACATGGATTGCAAGATCAACGGTGAAGTAGTCGATGTTAAGACAGCCTCTCGCTTTGCGTTCAACAAGTTCAAGGAAGGACGCTTAGCTCAAGATGATCCGTTCGGTTACTTGGGTCAGCTTGCAGGGTATGAGGCGGCAGAGGGTACAGAGAACGGTGGCTTCTTGGTGTTGAACAAAGAGAGCGGTGAGTTGTGCATGTATGTCCCTGAGGATCTTGACAAGCCTAACATCCGATCATCTATTGGTATTCTTTTACCTGCACTAGAGCTTGACACGCCACCTGCATTGTGTTATACTCCCATCCCTGACGGTAAGAAAGGAAACATGAAACTACCGAAGGGGTGTAACTGGTGTAAGTATAAGTTTAAATGTTATGCAGATTCTAATGATGGTAAAGGTCTACGAACCTTTAAATACTCCAATGGACGAACATACTTAACAGAGGTTGTAGTCGAACCTAAAGTAGAGGAACTACTATGAACGGAAGGAAAGCTAAGCGAATACGAGCGCACTCAAGTACTATATTTGTAGAGTGGTTTAAGACTTTAGTCACTGAAGAAGAAGGCCAGAAGATAAACACTAAAAACTATACAAACTATATGCCTGAGCAGACACACTTTATGGCTCACCGTACCATGCACCGCAACGCCTATCATCCTAAGTGGATAGGCAACAAGATACTGCGAGTGCTTAAAGCTAACCCTAAACGTGAAATAGAAAGTATTACTCTTGGAGAGATCAATTGAGTATTGAAGAGATGATCATTGCTACAGGAAGTTACTTATACAATGCAGGTGGGTCTTCTAATTCTATTATAGATATAGAAGAAGATTTTCTTTACGACCTACAGATGTTAATAGAAGCAGAGCTAGAACGCAGAGAGGCAATCATCCATTGAAAAAGGTTAGGAAAGGTTTCCGCAAACCAAGAGCCGTTCGCCCAGTGGGAAAGGATCTTGTGCAGGGGTATGATTCTAACTGGGAGTATCAGTTACATACAGGAATCCTAGATGTCTGGAGCTTCCATACAGAAAAGGTTCCATATACAATTGACCACAACTACCACCCAGACTTCATCAAAGATATTGAAGGTAAGAAGATTTTACTTGAAGCTAAAGGAAGGTTCTGGGACTACGCTGAGTTCAGTAAGTATATATGGATAAGTAAAGCGTTGCCGGAAGACACTGAACTAGTGTTTCTTTTTGCCAATCCAAGTGCGCCAATGCCACAGGCTAAACGTAGAAAGGATGGAACTAAAAGAAGCCACGGTGAGTGGGCAAGTGCTAACAACTTTAGATGGTTCAGCGAAGAGAGCATCCCTGATAGTTGGATTAACCCAAAGAAGAGGGAGAGTTTTGACTGACATTAGCCGTAAAGACGAAAGGCGCGATAGGTTTTTAAGGAAGAAGAAGTTTAAGAAGATTAACTCTGCTTCTAAATTAAAAGATACTAAGCGCAAAGAACCCCCCATTAACCTTTATACAGAGATAGAACATGACCAGACGATTAAATGACGCAACACCATCAGATTGGGATAGAGTACGTAAAGAACATCCTGCTATTGATAAAAGCACAATAGACCATCAGCCCTACATTGACATGGCTATGAAAGAAGCACATGCATATTCACACGACGAAGCTATACGCACAGCTTTAAAAGATCTTGCAACTAAAATGCCTTCGCTTGAAGATGTAGTCAACAAGCCAAAGCATTACAATACTGGTAATATAGAATGCATTGAAGCCATTGAAGAGTCTATGTCTTCGGTAGCTTTCAAGGGCTACCTCAAGGGTAACTGTATGAAATACCTTTGGCGCTATGATTACAAAGGCAAGCAGGTAGAAGACTTACAAAAAGCTATGTGGTATCTCGCATTATTAACAGACAAAGTAACCAAGGAGAACAATTAATGGATCAGTATCAACAGTTTATACACAAGAGCCGCTACGCACGTTGGATGCCAGAGCATAGCCGTAGAGAAACATGGGCAGAAACAGTCTTTCGCTACGTGCAGTTCTGGAGAGATCGTGAGCAGATTACAGTCAAGGAAGGACAAGAGTTGTATGACGCTATCTTTAACCTAGAAGTCATGCCCTCTATGCGATGTATGATGACAGCAGGTGTAGCACTGGACAAAGACAACGTAGCAGGATTCAACTGTAGTTACCTACACATTGATTCTCCGCGATCCTTTGACGAGTTGATGTATGTTCTTATGTGTGGTACAGGTGTAGGCTTTAGTGTTGAGCGTAACTTTATCAACAAGCTTCCAGAAGTTGCTGAGAGTTTCCACGATACTGACAGCGTTATCATGGTGAGCGACAGCAAGATTGGTTGGGCATCAGCCTTCCGCGAGTTGATTGCTATGCTCTATGCAGGTAAGATTCCTAAGTGGGATGTTAGTCGAGTGCGCGGTGCAGGAGAGAGACTAAAGACCTTTGGTGGTCGAGCATCTGGCCCTGATCCTTTAGTAGACTTGTTTAACTTTTGTATTATAGTGTTCCAGAAAGCATCAGGACGTAAGCTAACCTCCATTGAGTGTCACGACATTGTGTGTAAGATTGCAGACATCGTAGTCGTAGGTGGTGTTAGACGATCAGCACTCATTAGCCTATCTAATCTTTCAGATCAACGTATGGCTAAAGCTAAGTCAGGTGATTGGTGGAGACATGAAGGTCAACGTGCATTGGCTAACAACAGCGTAGCGTACACAGAGAAGCCTGACTTCTCCGCTTTCTTGTCTGAGATGCAGACTATGTATGAGAGTAAGGCAGGTGAGCGTGGTATCTTTAGCCGTGTAGCGGCACAGAAGATTGCGGCTAGGAACGGTAGGCGTGACGCTGATCAAGACTTCGGGACAAATCCCTGTTCGGAGATAATTTTACGATCTAACCAGTTTTGCAACCTTAGTGAGATTGTTGTCCGGTCAAGTGATAACCTTGAAAGTCTTAAAAAGAAATGTCGTATTGCGGCTATCATCGGTACTCTTCAAGCAACACTTACTGACTTCCGTTACTTGCGTAATGTGTGGAAGAAGAACACAGAAGAAGAAGCATTGCTTGGTGTGAGCATGACAGGCATTATGGATCATAGCGTTATTGGAAAATCTACAGATAAGACAGCCGAATGGCTAGAGGAAATAAAAAATGTGGCTATTAAAACTAATGAGGAATGGGCTAAGAAGCTTGGAATTAATCAGTCTACAGCTATTACTGCTGTTAAGCCAAGCGGTACTGTATCTCAGCTTGTTGATAGTGCCTCTGGTATTCACCCTCGTTTTTCTAAGTACTATGTCAGAAGAGTACGCTCAGACAAAAAAGATCCACTTGCAGTCTTTATGGAAGACAAAGGATTCCCAGTAGAGCAGGATGTTATGTCACCCTCTTCATCTGTCTTTAGCTTCCCTGTTAAAGCGCCTAAAGGTAGCGTGACAGTAAAAGAAGTAGGCGCTATGCAACAACTAGAACTTTGGAAAGCTTATCAGAATCACTGGTGTGAGCATAAACCAAGCATCACTGTATACTATACTGACAGCGAGTTCTTGCAAGTAGCTCAATGGATATGGGACAACTTTGATCTTTGTAGTGGTATTAGTTTGTTGCCAGTTAGTGACCATGTTTATCAGCAAGCTCCGTATGAAGACATAGATGCTACTAGATATAAAGAACTTCTAGCGTCCATGCCTAAGGGGGTTGATTGGCAAGACCTTGGAAACTTTGAAATGGAGGATAACACCACAGGTTCTCAAGAGTTAGCGTGTGTGGGTGGAGCGTGTGAAATTGTCTAACAAAAGAGAAGCCAACATCTTAGGCTTTAGAATACTGGTGAATGATCGGGGGCATGTCGTTACAGAAATGAGCGGCATCCCCGAAAAGGATCTTCATCTAGCGTTCAAGGATGATGAACTGTTAATTATAAGAAACATTGTACAACTTACGAAACAAAAACTGGAACCGCTTCACAAGTATTTAGAAGACGAACTAAATGCCTTGAATCATGGAGCGGGTTAACCCAAAAAGATGTTGCCCATTATGCAGAAACAACATATTAAATTAATTATAACTAAGGTTGTTCTTATGATTGCTACGTTATCAGCTTCGGAATCTGTGTCCCCCACTCTTTCGCCTAGACTCAAGGCCCACAGCTTCCAAAACTTTTTCATAGTTAATCACTTTAAGTTATTTCTTTGACTTAGCACCCGAACATTTCCAACGCTTGCGTGACAAGTTGTTGGGGGTGTTCGGATCATTTTGTTTCTTTTTAGATAGTCCTTTCTTTATGCCTAAACTTCTGGCGCAATAACTATCTCCCTTCGATGTACCTGTTCTAACTCTAGAGCCACCGTCCTTTGCTTTTCCTGCTTGACCATAGCTAACCTTCTTTCCACTAGCGGTTATTTTTACTTTGGCTTTGCCCTTTCTTGGAGTTGCCATATCTAGACCCTATACTTTTTAGTTTTGGCCGCAACCTTCTTAGGCTGTGCGCTGTGTTGCTTACCTGCTTTTGTGTCTTTCTTTTTCTTCGCGGTGGTTGCCGCATACTGTGCAGGTGTCAAAGCATTTATAGCCGCTTTAGGCAAATACCTTTCGCCAGTTTTAGCACTAGGCTTTCCAGACTTTGTAGTCCACTTCTGCCCTGTCCATTTCTTTAAAGACTTCTGAGATTTTGCAAGGGCCATTACTTCTTCGCCTTAGCTTTTGCTTTAGCTGACAAGTCCTTTAAATGAAATAACTTTACACTTGTCTTAGTGTGTGACTTGTTAGTATGTAGAGTACCGTCAGCCATCTTGTGACTAGAACCTTTATGCTCTGTGCCGTCTTTCTTATAATGTTTAACACCTTTCATTTGTAACCACCTCCTGCTTCTTTGTATTGTTTGGCAAGCATCTGAGCCTTTCGTGCGCTCCACTGTCCTGATTTGCCGCCCTTAGTTCCTCTTTTAATTTTATTAAATAAATTCTTACGCATTGTAGGATTGGTATAATTACCTGCCTCATTAACTGTTGACTTTTTCTTTGCCGCCATTACTTGTCCCTCGCTACTGATTTTGTTTTCTCTACAGTTCTCATTGCACCTAGTCCCAACATGCCCATCAGTACACTTGTAAGAAGTGAACTATCTACAGCAGGGACAGTAAACCAAATGCCTAGTATTGGTGCTAAGATTGTAGAATACATTAAAGCAAATCCGCAGATCCAACCAATAGCAGGTCGCCATCCGCTAACAAACAAGCTCTTGTGTGCCGCCTCAACCTTGTTTACTTCTAACTGTCCTTTAGAAATCTCTTGGGCGTGACGCTCAGACATCGTAGCAATCTCGTGAGCTAAGGCGTTACGCTGATCCTTATCTTCAATGAACTTGTCAAGCAGTCCGGTCACTGGGCCTATCAGTTTATCTAACATATCTCTATCCTATTTTAAAGGGTTTGACAGGTAATCCATACCTTTCCACAAGTCTTCTATTTCACGGCTAATTGTTTTTAGCTGACCGTCAAGCTTGTTTAAGTTAGCTGTCATTAACTCTGCTTTAGCTACAGTAGCTTTCATAGTCTCAATGTCTTTCTCTAAACTATCTACATTTTCATCAATCAATAATAGCTTTTCTTGTTGTTCCATAATTGTAATTAGGTTAACGCCTAGTGTTGCTAACTTGCCTTGAAGCTGTGAGACATCATTGTCTTTTAGTTCTTGTTTAATAAGTAGTAGGCTTTCTTCTAGCGGAGCAATGCTTGGAATAGACACAGACTCAACAGCCTCTAAACGTCCGTATAGTGAGCTTGCTGTCCACACACCACCACCTAGAGTTGTTGCAAGGCTAAGAAGTATAGCGATATAAACGCCTTTAAAGCTTGTGCCGCCAATCGTTAGTTCTGTTTCTGCTAAACTCATCCTCCTGTCTCCTCACAGTTTAGTTGAGTCATAAAGCACTCATAACCTAAATAAGTTGGGCCAGTAAGATAAAGATCACTGGTAGCTCCTGATGTTAAGATGTCTTGGTGAGAAACGTACAAGTTAATATTAAACGCATCTGAGCCGTTTACGTATACGCTAGTAGCAGGATTCCCAGTAGTCCAAGCAAGGCTTACGGCCTGAGTAGACGCGCTATAGCTCAAGGTGTTTGTTTCAACACGAGTGTTATTATCCATTGCTCCTTGATCCATAAACGCCACAGCGTCTGAGTTTGCGGCTACGCCCAGAAAAGCGCCTGCGGCATTAGCATGGCCTTCTATAGAATCTAAACTAGAATTATAAATGTCAGCATCAGCTTGATCTATCGTGAGGGCATCTGTATTTGTAGTAACATATTCCTGCACTGCGGCTTCTTCATCTGGAGTTGATGCTTCAGCAGATAGTTCAGCAACTTCTTGTACTGCAAGCATATCTACTACTACGGCTGTAAAATCTTCTATAGCCGCTTCCATTAAGTCAAGCTCTGCCTCGGCTTGTTCTTCTAAATAATCTTGGGCAGAACCATAGGGCAAGTAAGTTACCATTCCGGCCAGTGCTTGATTATAAGCGTTAACTTGCTCTGTTGTTATGTACGCTGTACCTGCTAGTTGTCCGTCACTAATTCCTGTGCCAGTGTTAGCATAGCCCATAGCGGCTCCTGTCATTAGGATGCCTGTATTTATCTGATCTATAATAGCCGCACTGCTTGCTATTAAAGTATCTAACTCACTTGCTTGAACTGCGGAACTGCTCAGAAACAGACTCACTAGAGCCACTATCTTCGTCTTCATTTTCATTCCCTGCTCCTATACCTAAAATTGAGTTGTACCATATTTGAGTTTTTGTATATTTTATTATCGGTTCAAGCTTAGACCACGTTGCTCTGCGAATAACTCCAACCTCACCGTAGTCTGGTATGTACAGGCTTGGTTGCATTTTCATTAAAAGGAAAGCTCTTTTACCTACTACTAATCTACCTCCTGATAGAACAGGACAGGGCGTTGCAGATATAAATAAAGACCTCCAAACCTTTACGTCTTCACACATCCTAGCAATAGCGGCTACCTTCATTCCTAGATCGCTTAGAACTTTAGCATCTCTACGCCTATTACAATCAACATCTGATTCGTAACTGCCTTTAGTTATACCTATAATTCCTGTTTGAATTGAACCGCCTGATCCTTGCAAACATGTTTCCATGCCATTAGACATGTAGCTAGGGGCTATTGCTGAGCCTACTGGCATAGCTCCAGAACTACCTGCGCCATTGTAAGTGTTAGTTACGCTATCGTCTTTGCTGTTGTTGTTACTGCTAACAGTACTGCCCACTGTGTTGGTGTTGAGCGATCCATCTTGAGTGTTGTCTGAGTCAGTATCTCCCATAGGCTCTTCTTGTGCATACAAAACTGACGATCCTAATATAAAGATAAGCGCAACAACTAGTTTCATCCCTAGTAGCACCAACACATAGGTTCGGTTTTGCGAACATCTACGTGAACAAAGGACTTAGCAACACCTACGCTCATGCCCAAAGCTGACGCATGTTTAACAATTGCTAAACGCTGTGCGCCTCCAGAGACTTTAATGTCTGCGGCAATTCCATGTGCATGTGTTCCTGCTTTTGATTTACGCTTCTCTATACTATGGTCTTTACTTCTGTAGCCGCTTGTAATAATAAACGGAAACCCACAGGCCGCTCTGAGTTGATCTAGAGCATGTATGAAATCAACATCCATTTCATTCTCGCCAGTTTCTTGGCAGTTAAAGTCTGAGAGTTTAAAGTATTTAAATTGTTCTAGTTCCATTTAAACTGGCCCTTTGTTGTCTGTATTTAAAAAAGAAAGATTTCCTAAGTTAATAGTAACTTCGCTTCCTTCACCTTCTTGACTTCCAAATTCTCTAGCAACATTTCTAGCCTGACCATAAAGACTTGGCCCTGCATTCTTAACGCCTCCAATAAATCTAAGAAGACTTGACTCGCCTGTTGAGTCATTAAAATTATATTGGTCTGTAATTATTGTATTACCTTCTGCGTCTTCTTTAAAACTAGCTTGTCCTAGTGTAGTCTTCATAGAATATGCAGGGTCTGAAAGTTTAGATATAAAAGCTTGTGGCCCACCACCACCGCCCACATCACGATACTGACTCTGGCCTTTTTTATGAGTTGCGTAATCGCTATATTCAATAGCAGTACGACCTTCTTTTTTAGCTAAGTTAACTGCATCAATAAGTGCTTTCTTTTCGTCTTCTTGCAAGTTATTTTCAGTTAAGTCTGCTGTGCCTCCAGTTACATCATATGCAAGTTGACGTATGTTTGTAGGTACAGCATCTCTAATAGTGTCTCCTATAAAAGACGAAGCTTTAGAAAGTAAACCCCCTAAGTCTTTTTTAACCCTGCCACCTGCGGCCATGTTTAACACTCTCATAGGATCATCCGCGTCCATGTACGCAGTCCCTGCGCCTTCGTTGTACGGTAAGCCTGTGAGTTTATTTATACGCTCGTCAGGTTCTATAGGCGCATTAGGCACAGGTGTGGATACTTCGCCTCCTGTAGCTTTAGGCATTAGCCCCAGTTCTTCACGCTCTTCAGGTGTTAAAGGCGGGTTAGATTCTAAGAAAGAAGTGTCGGTATCAACTTTTATACTTCCTTCTGGCGCACTAAAATTATAAT